ATACATTTAAAAGAGTGGCAAATGAAACAGAATTAATTATTCCATACTTTTATGTAGAGCCAGATGTTAGCGTCGCAGAAGTCTTAGAGCAGTTGGCTATTGCATCTCAGTCAGCAATGTTTTTTGATGAATATAATAATTTTGTAATGATGAGCAAAGATTATATAATGCCAACAGAAAGCCAAAGACAAATAGATGCCTACCTGTCTGGCGACGATCCAGATTCAACTTTAAACATTATGCCAAATATTATTGAGATTGCATCAGAAGAGAATCAAGTATTTAATGATGGCAAAATTAATTATTCTGAAAAATATATACAAAGATCTGTTGGAACTATTAAGCAAGCAAGTTTAATCGATATGGACAGAAACTGGATATACAAGCCAGTACTCCTATGGGAAGTTGCTGGAACAGAAAATACTAAATCGATTAACAACGAAACAGGACTACAGTCTTCTTATCTTTTAAGTGCAATACCTCTTAACTCTAATTTATCAGATCAGTTGCCGATAGTTGTGAATAGAGAGATAACGAATAATGTTATAGATTTTGGTGAAGGAATTTATTGGATTGCAAGATATAACGGATACTTTTATTCTAATGGAGAAATTATCAAATATGACGCTGCTCAATTTAATGTTGCAGGTGTTGGCAATGTCTGGGTTAGCAGCGCACAAGAGTACGAATATTATTTTTCACAACTGCCATTTAACGGTAAGATGTACCCAACTGGCCTTGTTAGAATTTATACAGAACCTAACTACGAAGAGGTTAGCGGAGTATTAAAGTTAAAAAATGGAGCAGTTGCCAAACATGGAAGAGGTCAATTTGGTACCACTATCGTAGAGCACTTTGCAGGACTAAGTTCGTATTGGAGAAATGATGCAAATATTAGAGGTTGCTCAATGCAGTCTAAATATTTGTTTGAAGAAAATGTCCAGGCACCAACAACAGTGGAGGGTGCTGCTGGCATTAATAATGAACTTGCAAAGAAAACAACAAGAAATGGAATTATAAGAAATTTTATGTCTGCCACCTTTAATGCTGAATCAGATGTAAACACCTTTACAGCAACAAAACCTGGGACCATACAATCTTCTGCCTTTGTTATGCAAGGTCCATCAATACCAGTAACAGATAAGCCGAGAGACTTTGTGTCATATGTTTACAAACCTCTTGATAATAGTTTTAAACATTTTGGTACTAGAATGAGAATTATAGGAAAAATAGAAAATAATGCAAGCCGTGGACAGACGGCAAATGGTAGTACAAATTACTATACTATCCCAGGACTAACTCCAGACAAAGATATAACTATTTCTGGTGGTGGCGGTGGTCTTGCTGTAATGTTAAACCCACAAACTAACAATGGTTATTATCTTGAACTAACTGCACTTGGAAGTTCTAACATATCTACCCTTGAAAAGCAAAATGTTCACAATGTTATATTTTATAAAATTAAAAAAGACTCTGCTTCTTCTGATGCTATACCAGTAAAAATCTGGGAGGGCTTAGGAAATATTATTGTAGATGATGGTAAGTTTACTGGTCAATACAGGATGGCATCTGAACAAAATGTAACAGTTTACGATATCGGTATTGAGTATGAGACTTTAGGAAATGCCAGAGTGTTTCACCTATATATGAATGGCTCTCTTTTAACTACAGTAGTAGATCAAGACCCACTTCCAATATACAATAATATGGCTTTGTTTGTTCGTGGATCATCACGAGTTATGTTTGAAAATATATATGCGTTATCAAATAACTATAGTCAAAATGCTGTCTTTGCTTTAAACACACCAGTTAATAGTATTTTTGATGATGAAATCAATGCTACAGAGTCGTTTAGAAAATATGCTATGAGTGGTATTATTCAGGGAACGTACTTGTCGGGAATTAGTAGTTCAGAGCCAAATAAATATAGTATGTATTTTGAAGAGTTTGGTACTATTATGCGTGAGGCTGCGACTTTTAATATTAGATACGACAAGGCCTATCCAGCACTTTATGCAAAAATGTCTCCAACATTTAATAAGATAAAAGGATACACAGTTTCTGGATTTAGGGCAGGATCTTATGGTGCCGAATTTATGGTATTTAATGCTACAGATACCGCATTAAGTTTGGACGAAACAACTGGAAACTATTTAAGAATTCAAGGAGTAACATTTACTCAAGAGTCTAACGGAGAATTAACTGTAGATGAGTACTACTCTAAGCATAGCACTTTGTCTGATCCAGTAATAGAAGGATCAAATGTTGTAGTGTCTCCTTTTAAAGTAAATAAAGAATATGAAGATATTAAATTAAGCAGAATGACATATGGTAAAAAAGATTTTTCTATTTCAACATCCTACATTCAAACTCAAGATCAGGCAAATGGTTTGATGAAATGGTTGCTATCTAAAATTGCCAAACCAAGAAAGTCTGTAGGTGTTAAAATTTTTGCCAACTCAACAATTCAGTTAGGAGATATTGTTTCTGTGAAATATACAAAAGACAATATTCAAAAAATTGCAAATGATAGATATGTTGTATACTATATTGAATATAACAAAGGCACAGATGGTCCAAGCATGACATTATATCTAAGTGAGGTAAAGTGATGGCAATTAATTCAACTCCACCAATTCCACAATCTTCGCCAAGTCTTCAGGTACCAAACCCAGTTAAGCCTGCCACGCCAGATTTGATTATTGTTCCTCCTGATACCGTTCCAGTTGAAATAATGACTGACTTAATATTCGAAGATATAGGCGGACACGAGATAATTACTATATCTAGAAGTGATCTAGTTAATGGAGAAAATGTAATTTATAGCCCTATCAAAAATTTAAGTGCTATATTTTTTCAATACAACCCACAAAATGTTCTTGCATTACAAAAAACTTCAGACTCGTATTTTAAAAATTTTCCGATCAAACTTAGCGATAGAATACCAGAGTGTGGCACTGGATATACCCTTGATCCCCTTGACCCAACAAAAGAAATCCCAAACTGTAAGATAGTATATACAGATCCTATAACAGGGGATATTGTGATAAATGTTATTAATATGGGCAAAGAAGAGCAGGTAGAGGTTCAAATCCTTCAGCAGGGTATTGTTCTTAGTGATACAATATACGAGGTGGAATAACTATGATAACTAATAATGGAAAAAATATAATTGCTAAATACCTTGTGGGTCAGTCTCCAGCGTATGCCTCCTATATTGCCGTTGGCTGTGGAGCAAAGCCATTAGACCCAGATCCCGAAGTTCCATTTGGAGATTATTCTAATCAGACAACATTGGACTTTGAAATGTTCCGTGTTCCAATTACATCTAGAGGATATATAAAGGACGAAGATGGAACTGCTAAGGTTGTGCTTACGGCAGAACTTCCAACAGAAGAAAGATATGAGATTTCTGAAATTGGAGTTTATTCTGCAGGTGCAAACCCAACTGCTGGTGCGTACGATAGCAAAACATTATTTTCATTTTCTGAGTCAGAGGCCTGGGAATATAATAATCAAATTGCATTAATACCAAAATATGAACCACTAGATTCTACAGGCTCTAGCGGAGAAATACACATTAAAGATAATGGATTAGATTTAATGGCATTTACAACAAATGCAAATAATAGAATTTTTACAAATCCAGAAAGAGTTGAGCGATATGAAAGATGTAGATTTTTAAATAATATTGTTATTACAAATGGATCTATGTCAAACTTATCAAAAGAAATAGTGGGCGGAGTACCAAGACTTAATGCAAATGCAGGAAGCAATTATATTGGATTAAGTGCAACAACATTAAATTTAAGTAAAAATGCTCCTACAGACGAAATAAGGTTGGCATTTTCTGTTGTCAATAAAAACGCTAACAATGTTGCACCTATTAATCCAGATAAGGTTTACATATTGATTGAGTTTTCTGATACAGATGTTTATGGACAAGGACAGTGGGCAAGGTTTGAAGCAATTATAGAAGACTATGATTTTGCAAATAATAGATATATTGTTAGCACAAAACAATTACAAGAACTTAGAAAAAGCAGCAGTGGTTTTAACTGGGATTCTGTCAATACAATAAAACTATACACATCAGTTTTTGTTGAAGATGGTAGCCTTTCTGATGACTTTTATGTTTGCTTAGATGCTATAAGATTAGAAAACGTCACCTCAGTAAATCCTTTGTATGGTTTAGTTGGATATTCAGTAATTAAAAATACAGATGCTGCAACAGTTATCAAAGAATCAAATACAACGAGTTATATCGAATTTAGATTTGGGATGAATATTAATAATGGCTGATCAGGGTATTAAGAAAATAATAATTCCAAGGTCATCTTTACCACCAGCAGGTAAAAATGGTGAGTATTTAATTCGCTATAGAATTGCTTCGCAAGATAAGAACAGATACTCACACTGGTCGCTAATTCATAAGGTTATCGGAAAATCACTTCAGACAGTAGAAGGAAGGATTGAGAAAGTAAACTCTATTATTGTAGTTGCATGGGACTCTGTGCCAAATATAGGATCTTATGACATATTTACTAAATACAATAATGAAACCGAATACACATACCACGGCACCTCTACTTCAAATAACTATTCTATTATTAGTCAGGGCGGAACTAGCATAAATATAGCAGTACAAATAGGCGGATTATTCAAAGAGAGAAGAGATAGTAATACAATCTATCTTGGAACTTTAAGTTTGGTATAATTATACAGGAGGAATCATGGCACAAATATCACCACCAGAACGAGGACAGCCTTTAGATGTGAACTATATCTACAGTATAGTAACGGCTATAAATGAGTTGTCAAAACAAATATCACCCTCATCTTCAAAATATGTCACTATTGACATTCCAGGAGATGGACCAAGATCTGTAAAGGCTTCTGAAGCAAGAATTATTGGAACAGAGAAGGTAGTTGTAACCAACTCCTCAAAAAATATAGGTGATGAAGAAACATTTGAATATGTATTCCCAGCAGAATTTAAATTCAAACCAGTTGCAACCGCTACGCCAGTAAATATAGGACAGACTAATGCTGGAGAGAATGTTAGTGTGATTTTAAAAAGCGTAGGAACTTCACGTGTTGAGGGTCTGGTTAGATTTAATGAAACTGGAAATCTATCCGTATCTGTAAATATATTGGTTGTCGGCATACCCCTTTAATGATCAAATGCACAAAATGTTTTCGCAAAATGTTAATAGACAGAGTTTACAATTCCGTCTCACATTTAGAGATGTATTGTCTAGTATGTGGATCAAGAAAATTTTTTCATCCACCGTCTGAATCGGAGGAAGGTAGATGGCTGTTAAAAAAGGAAACAGAACGAGCGAAGAGTACAATCTCGCCCCTGTAATACCTGGAAATAAAAAAGTTTGGTTTTTAAATAAAGACTTAGTTAGAATTGTGCATTATAACAGATCTAACGGTATTATGTCAATATATAATAT